GTTTCTTTCCCCCATGACGGAATGAACCGTGAAAAGAGCGGGGGAAGAACACTTCGGGACCACTACGCAGAGTCTGGCATAAACATGTTGGGCATTTCTGCGCGGTACGACAACAAGAAAGGTGGAGCGCAGCCGGTCGAGCCGATAGTGATGGAAATGCTGGAACGCATGAAGACCGGACGTTTCAAAGTCTTCAGCCACTTAAATGAATGGTTCTCTGAGTTTAGAAATTTACATCGCAAGGATGGAAAGATTCAGGCCGTTCGAGATGACATTCTCAAAAGCACGATGTACGGAGTGATGATGAAACGGTATTCCATCACCGAACAATTACCACCCACATCTCACCGATACAAGGCACCGATTATGAGTATGCGTTTATGACCCCAAACCAGTTTGCACAAATCCTGACCAACTCCGGTTATGAAAACCTTCAGACGATGGTTCTTTACAGCGGAGATGGTTATTACGCGGAGAAATTCTCTCACGCGGATAAAGACAGGAGCGAGCCGCATTGGAAAGTCGTTTACGCCGTTGGTCTGGATGAAAAGATGCAGATGGCACAACACCGTTATGACGCTGTAGGCACGTCTTCCTGGTTTCGACTCCAACAGTCCCGCGAAGACGCACAACAAATACTTAACGATAACCGCCGAGTGTTTAATGGCTAGACGATTTGATCGCAGAGATTTCTCTAAAATAGCGGAATCAATAAAAGCAGAACTAGACAAAAGAAAATCTAAACGTAAAGACCTGGAAAAGCATTGGAAAGAAGTTGATCGCCAGGTTGCGATGAAGCCTCCAGAACGTGAAAAACGTGATGGTACGGATTGGATGCCTGAAATGGAGCTTCCGTTACAGGCTCAAGCGTTAGAAGTATTAACAGCGGATGCGCGGCGACTTCTATTCCCCAGAGACAAAGATTGGTTTCGCTGTCACGCCAAGGCAACGGATGAATATGTTCGTGCGGTTCAGGACTCCCTTGTCATGTCTGGCGATGAGACAGAGCAGATCATTGTCCCAACACAGTCTGATCTTAATACCTTAACTGAGTCGATCCTGGTTCACTTTCATTCTCAGTATGATTTTCGTGCAGTGATAGACAGTCTCAACATTCAGGCATTCAAGTACGGCACTTATGTTGCCCATGTCCGTTGGGCCAAGAGAGAAGTATTCTCTAATGACTTCCGTGGGATCTATAGAGAGCGGGATGAAATGCCCGTCGTGGTGCCTGGGGACATAAAAACTACTTATCTCGACACCTCTGCACAGATGGTCGCCAGAGAAGGGATGATGATAGCGCCGTCCATCATTCGAGAATACAAGCAAAAACTGGCTGATCTTAAACTCGCAGCCAAGATAAGAAATCCACAGTCGATGTCCGGTGGGTGGATGTTGGGAAACATCTCCAAACTTCAGGCTGATGATGGTCACGTCACACTGATGGAAATGGAAGGGGACTTAATTATCCCCAGAAGTCAGACGGATGCGTTTATTCCTAACTGCATCGTCACGATTGCAGTCGGCGCTAACCTTCAAGTGGTTCGTTACCGTGAAAACCCGTATCCGTTCCGCTTATTCCAGACCGGCACATATCACATGGAAGACAACGGGGTTTATGGTGTTTCTCCGTTAATGAAGGGTGTGCCGATCCAGATGGCAGCAACAGAGGCGATGAATCGCCTGATGCAGACCATCACACTGAATACCGAGCCTCCCATCTGGTACGACCCAAACGACCAGTATTGGAGAGCGCAGGGTGGACCCAAGATAGAGCCAAGAGCCTTGTGGTCTTCTCTTACGAAACCAGAGCCGATCAGTATCGGCAATCCCAGTGGAATGATGCAGATTTACTTCGCACTCCTTAAACAGTACGAAGAACTAACGGGTGTTACTGCACCTCGTTTGGGAGCGCAGACTAAATCACACCAGACGGCATTTGCCGTTGATATGGAAGTCACTCGCGGTCAAACCAGAACAGTTGATTACGTCCAATGTTTCACCGAAACCCTGACCAACATCCTCCACATGGAGTTGGAAATGTTACGCAAGGGAATGGAGGACACCTCTGTATTCATAGCGAAATATGCAGGGTATGTTGACGTTACGAAGGAAGCTATACCGACTGATGCTTATATCGAGGTCTACGGTGCGGCTTCGCCCTCGGAGAAAAGAGAGCAAGAGCAGAAAGAGTTCTCAGCCTTTCAAATGCTTCTGCAACTTGATCCGATGGTCAGGCAGTTGGGTGGTCGAGGTCTTGATATGGATGCGATTCGCACCGAGGTCATGCGTCGTGCAAACCCAAGCATTAATTTAGACAACTTACTAGAACCAATGGAGCAATCGTTTGAACCTCCCACCACACCTGAAGGAATTCCTCCAGAACTTGAGGTCGAACCCGGACTTTTCACTGCTCCTTGAATCCATCCAACTGACAGACGTACCACGTTGGACACCGAATTCCACTGATAAAGATAAGTGGATATACGACTCTGGCCGAAGAGACAGCCAGGAATCCTTGATTAACTTTTTAAGAGGCAAAGATGATTGACGAAACCAATACTCAGCCCGAAGCTGAAGTTGCGGAAACTCCAACAGACGATTTAGACCAAATCCTTTCGGAGTTCGATACTTCTGTCACCCCAGAACCCGCTGCTGAACCTTCAAAAGCCCGTATGGATATGGTTGAAGAATTCATTCAACAGCAACAGGCAAAAGAGACAAGAGTTGCAATCCAAGATTCGGTAGAAAAATTTAAGGGCTTCGACTCTGCACTTTCCAATGTGGGAAGTACGGCAGTCGAGGGATACATTAATTTAATGGCGCAACGGGATACCCGTATCGCCGATGCGTTCCACAAACGGGAAGAAAACCCCGATGCGTGGGGCCGAGTGCTGAAGTCGATGGCTGGTGAGTTCAGCAAAGAATTTAAGGGTCCAGATGCACAAATTACGGAAGACCGTAATGCAATGAGGGCCGCTGTTGAGTCACAACCGGACACTGTTGAACAGGATGGTCCGACTGTTCGTGATCTCAACAAAATGAGCGATGCAGAGTTCCATAGGTATAAGGAATCTCTTTCGTAACAACTGCTGTGACCCGTTGACCGATAACCGAAAGGCATGAGGTGGAAGGAATCAGTTGAATATCTTTAACTTCAACTAACTAAGAGGGAAAAGCCAATGGCTGCTCCAATTACCACCACTACCCAAATTGCGGGTCCGGTTAATGTGGTGTTCCAAGAAACTCTCCTAAGAAATGCAAAGGCTAAATGCCCGTATTTCGTGGGGAGCGTACCCGCAGAAATAAGGGAGCATAGTGGCTCTTTCACCGCTAAATGGCGGCGTATTGAGAACCTAACTCCTGTAACCGCCGCTCTCGCTGAGTTGACGGGCAACCTGGCTATTCCAGTCAGGGATTCCGTGCAGCCCAGTGTGACCGACATCACCAAAGCAGTTTCCAAGTACGGCAACTATATGTTGCTCAGTGAGGAAGTTGATGTTGTGAACTTCACTGGTCAGTCTGACAAATTGGTTGAAGTCCTTGGTATTAACGCCGGGATGTCACTCAACCGTTTGCAGCGTGACGAGATGGAAGACAATGCTACTGCCATTTTCAGTAATGGTGTGGCTGCTGTTACTGATATTGTCACCAAAATGCAACGCAATGATGTAAAGAAGGCTGTCAACACACTGAACCGAAACTCGGGAAGTACGTTCTTGCCGATGACTGAAGGTTCGGATCGTGTTGGTACTTCGCCAATGCGTGATTCGTACTGGGGCATTTGTCACTCTGATGTCGAAGAAGATATTAGAGACATGACTGGGTTTATTTCAGTTCAGTCGTATGCTTCACAAACCGCTGTATCGCCTGGTGAGTTCGGGGCGGTTGGTGGTGTGCGTTGGCTGTCAACCGAGGAATCAAGCATTGATTTAGCGGCTGGTGGCGCTATCGGTGCGACGGGTCTTCGTTCGGCTGCTGGTGTCAAGGTCGATGTTTACAACTCTGTTGTATTCGGTAAAGACGCTGTTGGATCGCTTGGCTTTGGTAAGGAACACATTAAGGAAATTTACACCGCTGGTGACAAACTTCCGTCTGTGATGCTTATCAACAAAGCCAGAGGTTCATCTGGTGTCGCAGATCCGCTTAACGAACTCAGCACGATGGGTTGGAAAAGTTGGCACGGTGCCAAAATTCTCAACGGTGATTGGATTCGTAACATCAAAAGTGGTGCAACCGATCTCTAATCTGAGGTCGTAACGGGATAGCGGCCCTTCGGGGCCGCTTATTCCAACTGGGAGATTTTATGGGTTTCATGTTTCGCACACCGGAGGTTGATACTTTAGGTAATCGCAGTCCCTTGGATAAGATGCGTCGCCATGCCTTGTGGGAAATAGCTCGGGAAAAGGGGTTAGTGCCAGAGGAAGAATATCCGACTAAAGAAGAACTGATACCTCTGATCGAATCCGCACCGGAACAAGAGCAGCTTATCTCTATAGAGAGAGCGAAGTCGCTGAAGACTTTCGCCCTTCGTGCTTACGTTTCAAAGCGTGGTGTCCCAGTTGCCAATACATCCACCCGTGAGTATTTGTTGGGTGAATACGAGAAAATACTAGAGGCTGCGTAATTGGCTTACACCTTACTCGATGCGATCAACCTCTCATTAAAGAGGGTCAGAGTTATTCAGGGAGATGCGGGTGTTCTCACAACCCTAACTGATTCCGCTCGTCAGGCTGATATAGACATCATGATACAGGCATGGAACGAGATTATTACCGACCTGTATAACACAGCGCGGCAGCTTCCCTCAGATACAAGTGAGGGAACCATAACGCTAGTTGATGGAACCCGTGAGTATGACAAGGCATCTGATGCTGACATCATTTCTTCAAACACGTTTGTCGATCAGACCAATGGACAATATCTCTACGCTTATCCAGGCGGTTATGAAGCGATGTTTGTTTTACAGACACAACCTTCTAATTACACCGGACTTCCGATTTACTGGACGATTAATCCGACCAACGCAAAATTCCGTCTGGATCGATCACCAACAGCGACAGAGGCAGGGAAGGTTTACACCTACCTTTATCGAAAACGTCTTTACATGGACACCGCAACGGCAACCTTTCCGTTTTCTGACAGCGTGGTGAATGATCTTATTCAAGGCGTAAAAGAAGTTTGGAACAGGGAGAGCAAAGAGAAATTTGATATGGCTGCTTATCAGACCAGCATTGCAAGAGCAGCGGTCGCTATCAGTCAAATCGAAGCTAGAGAGAAGTACTAATGCTCCAGGTTCCACCTCCCGAATACGTTGGAATCATCCTCCAGTTTGGAGGTGGTCTTGCAACCGTTAAATCAGAAAATGAGATCAAGGATCGAGAGTGCGCCGATGGTGAGAACTATGTTCTTGAATTGGACAACTCACACTTTAGACCTCGGAAACCTTTTAAGAAGTTAGGCACAGCGACCAACGCCGCGAACATCATGGGCTTTGCCCAACTGGTCACAAAGTCCGACACGATCTCAACACTGATCCAGGCGGGTGATACGGTCTATGAGTGGGATGGAGGTTCCACCTTCACCTCGAAAGGTACGGTGAGTTCAGGCGCAAAATTGCGTGGCCCGTTAGAGGCTAACTGGACGATGGGCGATAAGGTCATCATCACCGACCTGACAAAGACTGAAGCTATAAAGCAGTGGGACGGAACAACCTTTGCGGATGTTTCATTTTCAGGAGTATCTGGGACGGTAAAAGCAAAATACTGCTTTGTTGAGAATGAAAGAGCGTGGTTCGGGAACATGACCACGACTTCAGATACACCCCAAGTCGTTTGTGCGTCTGAAGTCAGCGATTACACCACCATTACCACGGCAAACAAACCTTCTTCTTCATTAGGTGAAGCCGATCCTTTTTACTTGGTTTCTCCTGATCTACGCCCAATCAATGCAATGGTTCAGGCGTTCGGCAAAGTTATCTTTTCCACTCAGCGTGGTTCCTTGTTTAACTTCACCGGAACGACTTCAAAGGATTACGCGGTAACGGCTTATTACGGTGGATCAGCCGCATCCGGTGATGAAGCGGTGGTTCACGTTGGAAACGACGTGTATTTCGGCAGAGAAGGCGCGATTGAGTCTCTTGCCGGTATTACCAACATTCAAGACGCGACGGTTGATGATCTTTCGCGTTTTATCGCAGATGAAGCGCAGACGATTGAAAAGTGGCGATTAGTCTATGACCGGAATATGCAGCGGATGTATTGTTTCCCTGATTCCGAAGACAAGATTTATGTTTTCCAAAAAGCACTTTATGACGACGTAGTAAAGCACAGTGCTTATCCAATGACGGAGTTCCTATCTCCGTGGTCTGTTTGGAAAACAACTCACTCAGCAGGGTTCCAGCCGACGACTGTGTGGAACATGCTTGATCCCGCCACAAAGACGATGGCGGTGTATTTTGGTGATACGGCAGGGAATATTTATAAGTTCGACTCCGACATCTACAACGGTGATGGGGCGACAGGGCCGCTAGATACAACTGGTGCAGATGTCAGGGCAACCCGAGTATCTAAATCATTTAACGCTCCACCTGGGCGGATGTTTGATGTTTCTGGGTGGGTCACTTATCGAAAACCAACTGAAGCTGCTC